CAAGGTTCACGACCTCGTCTACCGTGTGCCCGGAGCCGGAGCCGACACCACCGAGACCGTGTTCCTCGAGGGGACGCAGATCAACGTGACACCCTCGCAGACCCGGCTGATCTACTACTTCAGCCCGTACACGCTCTATCAATTCTTCATTCTCAACAGCTCGACGCAGGGTATTCTGGATACCAGCAGACTCGGATGGGTGACCTAAATGGCGACACAGTACACAGCAGGCCTCTCGGCAGGACAGATCCTGACCGCCGACACAATGAACAGCATCGGGGCCGTATGGGAGTCGTTCACACCGGCTTGGACAGCTACCGTCACCAACCCTTCAATCAACAACGGGTTCATCGAGATGCGGTACGCGCGACTGCAGAAGATTGTCATCGTATCCGGTTATGTAATCCCCGGCTCAACCACCGCATTTGGCTCCGGCACATACCGGCTCTCGCTCCCAATCACCGCTAAAAGCAGTAACGCCGCAATGGGTTATTGCGCGTTCTTAGATGCGTCTGCTGGGTACATCATCTACAGCGGTTTGGTCACTCAGGTATCTACCAGCCTGATTGAGATGCGAATGGGCAACGGCCTAGGAATTTGGTCGCCCACCGTCCCCGTGAACCCCTTCGCAAACGCCGACCAAGTTCGATTCACCTTCGTCTATGAGGCCGCATAACCATGACTCACGACCTGACATCCACACTTGATCCCGAGACCGTGCCCGACGAATGGCTCCTTGAGCGCATGCGCCTCCACCGCGACCGGCTCCTCGCCGAATCCGACTGGACCCAACTCGAGGACGCACCAGTAGACCGCCAAGCGTGGGCCGACTACCGGCAAGCCCTCCGCGACTTCCCCTCCAGCTGGACACCGGCCCCGACCGTCACCTTCCCAGACAAGCCGTGAAAAGCCTCGCAATCCTCGCCCTCCTCTTCGGCTTCCTGTCCATCTGGCTCGTCACCGGATGCAACGACCGGACCCGAGACAACTGCCAAACCCAGCCGACCGCCCCTCGATGCAAGGTGACCCCATGAAGCGCTACACCAACAGCGAGATCAAGGCTCGACTCATCCTCGCGATCGGGATCTGCCTCGGCCTCACCTTCATGATGAGCGTGGGTGCCCTGCTGTACGGCCTGCTGTTTGTCGTCCAGCCGCTCGACGTCTCGCCCAACGACGAGTCGGCGTGGGCCACCCTGAACCCCCTAGTGCTGTTCATGACCGGAGCGCTGTCCGGCGTCCTCGCATCGAACGGCCTGAAGGACAAAGAGAAGCACGAGGAGCAATCATGATCTCAGTCACCACCACCGTCACCACCACGCGCGTCAAGATCGTCTCCAAGACGGTGAACAACACACGCACCGTGATCGTCCGACCCGTCGGCAACGACGTGTACGTCGGCGGCTCGGACGTCACTACCGCGAACGGTCTCCAGATCTCCAATAACACGAACTTCAGCATCGTGATCCCACCGGGCGACGAGCTGTGGTGCGTCGTCTCCAGCGGCACCCACAGCGTCACCACGCTGATGTCCAACTCGGGGATCGCATGACCGAGGCCACCAAGTTCGTCTCGTGGCAGAAGGCCGGCGAACCCGGAGCGAGCCACGCCGGAGCGTCCCCCAATCTGCAGGCCCTCGCCAAGTACCTCAACGAACGGTGGGGACTCAAGAGTCTCGGCATCTACAACCGCCGTCCGATCCGAGGAGGCACCGCATGGTCCTCTCATGCGTTCGGAGCTGCGCTCGACGCAGGGTTCACCAACCGGACCGTCATCGACGCTGAGGTCCTTCCGTTCCTGATCGCCTACTCGGAGGAGCTGGGGATCCAACGGATCCACGACTACCAACAGAAGCGCTACTGGGAGGCCGGTCGTGGCTGGGTGAAGCGTTCCCCCGGGCAAGGCGACGCATGGCTCCACATCGAGACGCCCCCCTCAGCCAAATGGTCCGACTCGACGCCGATCGCTGACAGGCTCACAGACGCCCCTCAGAAGCCCTCCACGGCCCCCGTGGCCCCTGTGGCCCACACGTACCCCGGCAAGCCGCTACGGGTCGGCTCAGAGGGTCCTGCCGTCGTCTCCGTCCAGAAGGCCCTCAAGATCACCGCCGACGGCAAGTTCGGCAGGGTGACCGACCAGCACGTCCGCACGTTCCAGAAGGCTCGAGGCCTCATCGTGGACGGCGTCGTCGGCCCCACGACATGGAAGGCTCTCCATCCCTGACATCGGCTCCCAGAGTCGGTAGACCGTAGGAGACACCTTCTGCCGACCACGGTCGGACCGACCTCAAGGAGCACCAAATGAAGCTAACCCTCCCGGACTATCTCGTCCTCGCATTCTTCGCGATAATGAGCCTCATCGCAGGCAACGAGATCGTTCACCGGATCACCAAGGATGACCCTCAGACGGCACCGGCAGTTGTCACCGAGCCGACACCGCAGACGGTCGTCATCACGCCCGTCCCCTCCACGCCGACCACCACGAGCACCGTGGCACCAACCACCACCGTCACGGCGCACGACGCCATGCAGGCCGACCTAGCGCAGCTGGCCCTACCGGCTGACACGCCATGCCAGATCTGGGCACCGCTCGTCCTCGAGGTCGGCTGGCCCGAGGAGGAGGTCGTGAACGTGCTCGAGGAGATGTGGCAAGAGTCCCGATGCCTCAACATCATCCCCGGCGACCCTCGCTGGAACGGGCACGACTACGGCCCCATGCAAATCAACCAAGTGTGGAAGGAAGAGACCGCGCACCTGTTCGGCTCGTGGGACCGCATCACCGAGCCAGCCGTGAATCTCGCCATGGCCCTCGAGATCTGGCGATGGCACGATCACCATCGTGGCTGTGGATGGGAGCCGTGGAGCCGGTCGTGCTGAACGTCCTCCAACCGGACTGGATGGTTGAGGCCGACTGCCAAAACCTCCCCCTCGAGATGTTCTTCCCACAGCCCGGCAGGATCGGCGCAGCTGACGCCAAGAAGGCCATCAAGGTCTGCAAGGCCTGCCCCGTCCGAGTCGAGTGCCTCGCCTACGCCATGACCTTCCCCGACCGGTCCCTGCCCGGCATCTGGGGTGGCACCACGGAGCGCGAACGGTCACGGATGCACCACGTTGAGACACCCATCCGCTACCGTGTCGGAAAACCCGACTGAGAGGATTATCCGATGCCCGACGCCATCGAGTTCCAACTGCTCCAAGAGGACGTCAAACGACTGAAGCGTTCGCAACACGAAGCGTTTGAGCTTATTGCCTCAATGCGACGTGAGATTGACAGCGTCCGTGAGGAGCGCGCGCAACTACGCCGTGCCCTCCACGAGACCGCCTACTGCCTCAACAGCCTTGACGTGGCACCGTCCACGATGACCAAGGCCACCGCCGACACCATCGTGCAACTCAACCTCGGAGGCTTCAATGATTGACCGCAACCGGCTGGAGAAGCCGACCGCCGGAGCCTGCTGTCGATGCCAGACCTTCCTCGAGGGTGACGACATCTTCCATTGGTCGCCCGGATCATGGTCCGTGTGGTGCTTCAAGTGCTACAAGGCCGAACACTTCCACAACCTCGTCCGGCTCCAGCAACGATCGGAGGACCGCCGTGGGCTTTGACCTGTCCCAGTACGCCACCGTCGAGGAGCGTCTGGCCCTGTTCTGGGCCGCGAACCCTGACGGACGGATTCGGACGGAGCTGATCCGCATGGACGATCACGCCTGTCTCATCGGAGCAGAAGTGTTCCGACATCGAGACGACCAGCACCCCGTGACGACCGGCTTCGCGTACGAGGAGAAGACCGACCGAGGCGTGAACGCCACCAGCCACGTCGAGAACTGTGAGACGTCGGCGATCGGACGTGCCCTCGCCAACTGGATCTACCAGGCTGGGAAGCGACCCTCACGCGAGGAGATGCAGAAGGTGGATCGCATGGGCGGCGCACCGGCCCCGACCGGCGACGGCCCATCAGACGCACAGATCAAGCTCCTCCGGTCGTTGAAGTACCAAGGCGACCCTCGAGCACTCTCCAAGCGTGAAGCGTCAGCCGAGATTGACCGGCTCAAGACGGAGCACCCGTTCTGATGATCATCGAACTCTCGCCGGCTCAGATGCTGGAGTGCCAAGAGGAAGCCGTCTACCGGGCAGAGTCCTACGTGGACGCCACCCGACGCAAGAACATGAAGGACGGCCTCAGCTTCGAGACTGTGCTCCGCTACAACGTGGACGGATGCATGGGCGAACTGGCCTGCGCCGCCGGACTCGGCTACGACTGGACCGGCCCCGACAGCCCGTCGGCCTACGACGTCGGAGCGTTCATTGAGGTCCGCTCCACCCGGTATCGCACCGGCAAGCTCATCGTCAAGGAAGCCGAACGGGACAAGCGTGACCGCCACACGCCGTACGTGCTGGCGATCATCTCCGGCTCCGCTGTACGGCTCGCCGGCTGGATGTCCCTCGAGGACGTGCTCGACAAGGGCTACCACTACTGGCAGAAGGGCCAGAAGTTCATCGCCGTCCAGCAGGCCGACCTGTACGACATGGAGATCCTCCGCATGGAGGACGAGTGAGAGGCCCCGAGGCCGAGTTCCAGTCTGCAGTCATTGAGGCCGCGAACTGGCATGGCTGGATCGTCCACCACACTCGCAACGTCCAGATCCGACCCGGAGTCTGGGCCACCCCCCTGCAAGGGCACAGGGGGTTCCCTGATCTAGTGCTCGCACGTCGAGCGTCCGGCGACCTTGTGTTCGCCGAGTTGAAGTCTGCACGGGGCCGACTGTCCCCCGAGCAGGAGCTGTGGTTGGCGACCCTGACCGCAGCTGGAGCCGAGGCCTACTGTTGGAGGCCCTCGGACATGCCAGTCATCTTGAACCGACTATCAAGGAGAACCCAATGAACCATCCATGGCAACAGCCGATCCGACCGCTCGAGGTCTACCCCGACAAGTGCACCATCTGGTGTCGCGTCCTGTTCATCAGGCCCGTGCACCCTCGAGGATGGGAAGTGATCGTGGAGTCCGGCAACGTCTGGACGAGCGACAACTCGTGCATCCGGGAGGTGGGCGAGTGATCCGGCGCACCCCACGACCCGAGACCAACTGGACCGTCATCCGCAACGAGGTCATCAACGACGACCGACTCTCCTTCAAGGCCACCGGCGTCCTCGTCTACATCCTGTCCAAGCCCGACCATTGGCAGACATCCACAGCCCACCTCGCCACCGTCAAGAAGGAGGGCCTCGACGCGATCCGGACCGCCATGACCGAACTCGAGCGAGCCGGGTACGTCAAGCGACGCCGCTATCAGGACACGCTGGGACGCTGGAAGTACGACATCGACGTCTACGACAACCCTGTGCACAAGCCTGTGCAAACTGTGGACGGATGCACCTCACCTCAGAGGGATTATCCTCACGGGGAAAATGCCGACGTATTAGTAAAGACTGAACAAGTAAAGACTATGAAAAAGTTGGCATCTAGTGAGATACCCAAGCCAAGGCTCTGTGGACAATGCCAAGGCCAAGGCCGAACCATCGACGACGACACCATCGTCACCTGCCCAACCTGCAACGGCGACGGGATCGCCTAATGCCCTCAGGCAACCCCCTCTACGGCACAGCCCGGTGGAAGGCCCTACGCAAGCAAGTGCTCGCCGAGGAGCCGACCTGCCATTGGTGCAACGACCGACCTAGTACACAGGCCGACCACGTCATCGAGACCGATCGAGGAGGAGACTTCTGGGACAGAGCCAACATCGTCGGCAGCTGCGCCAAATGCAACACCGCTCGAGGCGCGATCTACGGCAACCGCAAGACCGCACTCCGCATCCAAAACCGCAACAACGCACCCCGAACTTTTTCTTTTGACCAACCATCCACCCCGATGGAGCCTCGGGAGAACTCTCTCGGAGGG